GCCTTATGCTCCGCCACTCGCGCTCGGCTTGCGTCCGCGCACCTGAGGGCGACGATCGGGACATCGCCTGCTTCACCGCGCGGACACGCGCTCCCGCCAGCAGCGGGAACGTGACAATAGAAATCTCGCACAGGTCGACCTGATAGAGATGACGCACGCGCGTGCGCGGATCGATCCGGCCGCGTACGGTGCGATAGCCGATCGACAACCCGTCCACCGCGCCAGCCTCGACCAGAGAAAGTAATTCGCGCGCGCGCATCACGTCGGGAATCAGCTTTCCCCGCGCCCACAGGCCACGAAAATCCTCGCGTAGGTCGAGCCAGACGCCGACCGGCTCAGCAGGATCATGCTGGAACAGCATCGGGATCTTGCGCAGCCCCCGCGTCTTCAGCGTCCGCGTGAACGCACCGGGCATCATCATGTCGCGCGCCTGATCGATCTCGCCGAACAGGCTGGCATAACCTTCGACCGTGCCGTCGCCGGAGAACGACAGACGCGACACGGATGACAATGGAGCATGCATATGATCAGCCTCGCAACAGGCGGGGAAAATTTCTGAAATTTGAAGAGGGGCCTGGCGTGCTGCGCGCTCTTTCGGAGCGCCGGGCCTCACCGGACGAACGTCAACCCTTGCGGCTGCGCTTCACCGGCTTGCGCCGCGTCTGCGATTTGGCACGAGGCGCGCGGGCCGCGGGTGGCTTGCGCTGAACGCGATCGAGATGCGCGAGGAATTCGCGAAACACGGTGAGATGATCGCGCGAGGATTTGGTCTCGCCGCCGAACGACCGTAACACGCTGTGAAGGGTATCCATCAGTCGAGATCCTCTTTGAGATTTCCGGCGCGGCGATGCGCCTTGCGGTTGAAGCGCTGCAATTCGCGAACGAAATCATCGAAACGACGCGAGGCCGCTGACAGCTCGCGAAGCGTGAACAGCAGACCAGCGCTCGCGGCGCTCGCCCAAAGAAACAGCGCGAGATGCGCAAGATCGCCGCGCGCGATGAAGGTATCGATCAGATCCGGCATGACGATCTTTCTCGTCTCTTTCCCTTTCGGAAAAGGACTGACTGCTTACTCCAGCCTGTCGCCGCCCTCGATCGGTGCATAGCCGACCGCTTCGCGCTTTTCGTTGAGCGTAAGAAACGCCGCGTTGCTGACTCGCTCCCACAATGCCGCACGATCGGCGGCCAGCGCGTCGATCCTGTCGGTGTCGACGACAATGCGGATACCGTCGCCAAACTGCGGCGACAGCCATTGCGCGAATGAGTTACCGATACGCGACGCCAGCGGCAGCACGGTCTGACGAAAGAAGCAGCGATTGGCCTCCAGGAAATTCGCATAGGTGTTGTCGCCGGGAATGCCGAGCATCATCGGCGGCACGCCGAAAGCGAGTGCAATCTCGCGCGCGGCCGTGTGCTTGGCCTCCAGGAAGTCCATGTCCTTTGGCGTCAGCGACATTGCTTTCCAGTCAAGTCCGCCTTCGAGCAACAATGGCCGGCCCGCATTCACCGCGCCCTGATAGGTATCGGTCAATTCGCGTTTGAGCCGATCGAACTGAGAGTCCGACAGCACCGCGCCTTCCGGCCCGGAATAGACCAGCGCGCCGGACGGCCGAGCCGCGTTGTCGAGAAGCGCCTTGTTCCATTTCGATCCGGCGTTGTGGGTGTCGATGGCGACGGCAGCAGGCTCGATCGGCGCAAGACCGTAGTGATCGTCGAGCGGATGAAAGAATGTCAGGTGCAGAATCGGCGGCACCACGGATGACGCTTGATCGAAGCGCACGCTGCGCCCGCCGACGCTATATTCATACGCTTCCGCCCAGCCCTCGGAGCCGGGCACCACCTTCATGCGATCGGGCCGCAGCGCATGAAGCTCCCGAACCGCCCCGTCAAGAGCGACGGTTTCGACATAGGCATTGCCTGCTAGCAGCAGATGCGACACGAGCATCTCGAGAAATGCGCCGCCGTCCTGCCGTGTATTGGGTCGCGCGAGCAGCAGCGACAGCGGATGCGCTTCGTGTTCCTGCGCGCCCTCGAACACGAGGTAGCTGCACGACGCAACGTTCTCCGCAATCAGCCGCACCGCGCTATGCACGATGGGATTGGTTAGATATCCTTCGCGCGCAAGCGCGGCATAGTCGCGCGGCGTCCAGCGCGCGCGGCCGCCACTCTCGAAGGCGAGCAGTCTGGCCGTGCGGCTGGCTTTTGTTTCGGGTGGGGTGAACATGTTTTTCAAGCGCAAGCGCATGGCCATTTTCCTGTTATGTCGTGGCTGCAACGCAGCACTCTGTGCGGCATTGCAGTTCCTCTCAGAACCCCCTCACCCGCGGCTGAGCGCGCGGTGAGAGCGCCAGCGATGTCACCGCCCACACCAGAGCGTCGAGCCGGTCGGGCGAGCGCCCGGACGACAGGCCGGACAGAGCGAAATCACACATCTCGTCTTCCAGCGCGGCGAAGCTGCCGGCGTGCCTGACGCGGCCTTGCTCGTAGAGCGTCGCCACCGGTTCGGCGCGCAGCCATTTGCCGCGAGTCGCGCGCACCGCGATCACGGGCACCTCCGCGTCGACCTCCGCGATCACGGCTTTCACCATGTCGCCGCCCTGATTGACTTCCACCACCAACGCATCGGCCTCACACCGCCGCCACAGCGCGATCGCCTTCGTCGCCCACAGCGCCGGCGTTACGCCCGCCACGGTCTCGTCGGCAATCACGTAAACAGTGCCGTCTGCGGCTTGCCCCGCCGCAACAATGCCGCAGGCGTCCGCACGCTTGCTTGCGCTCGCCGGCGGATCGACCGCGACCACGATGCGTTGCAACGGCGGCGCCTCGTGCACGCGACATCGCTCCAGAAGCGCACGTGACCACAGCGCATCCGGCCGATCCTCGATGATTTCGCCATCAAGCTCCTGACGTCCGAGCCGCGTTCCGGCGTAGCGCGCCATCACGCCTTGCAAGAAGGTCGGCGCCAGATTGAAAGCATTCGCTTGGGTCGGCGCGCGCGTCACCACGCTCGCCTGGTCGTTCATCAGGCGTTTCAAAAGCGCGGTCGGCCGCGGCGTCGTCGTGATGAGCTGGCGGGGCTGCGATCCCAGCCGCAAGCCGAACTGCAGCATGTCGAACGCAGCTTCGGCATAGCGCCACTTCGCCATTTCGTCGGACCAGGCGCAGCCGAACTGCGGCCCGCGCAGGCTTTCGGGATCTTCGGCGGAAAATGCCTGCGCCACCGCGCCGTTGTTCCACTCCAGCCGCTTGCGCGACGGCGACCATGATGGCCGCTCGTGGGCAGCGTGAACCGCGAGCAACCCGGAAACGCCTTCGATCATCACCTCGCGCGCGTCATGCTCGGTCTCGCCGACCAGCGCGATGCGCGACACCGCCTCGCTGGCGAACGGCGGCAGACCCAACGCCTGCGCACGAATCCATTCGGCTCCTGCGCGGGTCTTTCCGGCGCCGCGGCCGCCAATCATCAGCCAGATCAGCCACGGCGCGCCGTTCGGAGCGAGTTCGGAAGGCCGTTGATGCGGATGCGCGAAAACATCCCACTGTCGGGCAAGAAATCCGAGTTCCGTCTCACTCATGCTCTCCAGCAGGAGTCGACGTTGGCGCGGCGACCATTTGCTCCAGTCGGCGCGAAAGCGCGCGCCGGAACTCGTCAAGGTCACGGGGCACGGCGTCGTCATCGGCTGGCTTCACCTTCTCCTGACCTGCGCGCAGCCGCGTCACCTCTCCGAGCGTACGCGCGAGACTCGCCAGCGTCCGGGCACGGCGTTCGGCCTCCGTGCGCTGCTGCGTTTTCAAATGGCTGCCGCCGACGATCACCTCGATCAGGGACAGCTCGCGCTCAATCGCACGCGTCACCCTCTCGATCAAAAGCGCGCCTGTCGCGGGCGGCGGATCGTCGACACGCTCGACTGCGGTGCGCTTGATGCGCGGGTTTGGTTGATCCTTGCGGCGGGCGGTTATCCGCCGCGTGCGCTGCCGCTTCAATCCGACCTTTGCCGCATCGTCGCCTTCATCAACGATAACGGGGACGTCATCAACGTACCGTGTGGTGGCAGCGATTGTCGCCTTGCGCGCGAGAACGGCCCGGGTCTTGCCGGATGATGACGTCCTAACCGCGCTTTGATTTGCCGCCGCTTCGGCCTTCGCCTTTTGCGCCTTCGATCGCGATGCCGGCGCGACCCGCTTGCTCCCAGCCGACAACGGCAACGCTTTCTTCTTCGATGCTGAGAGCGTTCCGGTCCTGGATGGCGTCAGCTTTGAGCGAGAGGCAACACGCCCCGCCGCCGGCTTTCGTGCCGGCTTGCCGGTTCGCGTCGCAGACATGAAGATCAAGAACTCCCTTCAAGCGGACCCAATGCCGCTGAATTCTGGATTGGATTGCGATGAAGATTTCGGGTCCCTCGGCCAGCTTCATCCCCGCCGACCAAAACCGTTTATTATGTAGGCCTTAAGTCCGACCTTACTGATGGACGAATACGAGCCACGTTACGCACAGGATCAGCGCGACCAGACCGGTGCTGATGGTCGACAGCAAAAGGGCGGGAAGCTCAGGCTCGGATCGTCGCACCTCCATGGAGGTCTCCACAGTTTGACTGCGTTTTTCCGTTGTCATGTTCGTTCTCCCCACGGTCCGCCATCGCATGCCAATTGACCGGGACAACAGCAGAATCCCTGCGATGTTCCCTGCAAAAAGGAGCCGCAGTTACGACTCGCTATGAGCTTTCATCCGGGAATTCCCGGCAATGTTCGTTTGCCGGTTTCGTCAGCCGCGGCGATCAGGAAGCATCGCCGTGATGTCTCGGCGCAACTGTGGAGCATGGCGTAAACCTACTCCGGCAGCGTCACGCTGTCAAGGTATATTTTCCTAGGAAAATTTACCTGTTTTCGGACCTTATTTCAGCAGTCCGTTGAGCGTGTCGAACCGTTCCTTGAGCGAACTGCCGATGCCGGTGACCGCGGCCACGATGACGATGCTGATGCCGGAAGCAATCAGGGCATATTCGATCGACGTGGCGCCTGTTTCGTCCCGCAGAAAATCCGACGCAAGTTTTGGAATGAGGTGCAACGCCAACTCCAGCCTTGAATCCCCGCGGATGCTCCAATAGCGATCGGGCGCAGCGCGACGACCTTTCAAAACTGGGATGCTAGAGTTGAAAGATTTCTCGGAGCCTAACCGACACTCTGAAAGAATGCTTAAGAGCGATAGCAAAAGTAGCGTGCGGATCAAGCCGGGGGGCCGGTGAGCGGCCGTTCCTCCATTCGCACCAGCAGTAGCGCGGCGCCCGCCAGCATCGCGGCTGTGGTGACGAATACATAGCGAAATGCGGTCGTGAGGTCGGAGGCGGAGATTACACCGACCCGACCGCCGCCTTCATTGCCGATCGAGGCATCGGTTCCCAGCGCCATCAGCAGGATGGCGGCAAATGCAGCGACGGCGAACGAGGAAACCAACGCGCGGAAAAAATTCATCGCGCCGGTCACGGTTCCGACCTGCTGACGCGCCACCGCATTCTGCAACGACACCACGCTGACGGGAAAAATGGTGCCGAGACCAAAGGCGAACAACGATAGCATCGCCAGCAGCGGCCAAAGCGGCATCGTCACCGCAGCCATCGCCGCGGCTATGACGGCTGCAAATGCGGTCCCGAGTACTGCGACCCGCTTGTAATGGAGGGTACGCGTCATGGTGCGGCCCGCAAGCGCCGCGCCGCCGGTCGAAATCGCCGCGATCGGAATCAATGCCAGTCCGGATTCGCTCGCGCTGAGATGGTGGACGACCTGATAGTACAGCGGCAAATGCACGGTGATCCCGATAATCGCGCCGAGCGCCAAAGCACCCGCGGCTATCGCATACGGAACCACCGGGCCGCCCATCAGCGACAGCGGCAGGAATGGTTCGGGCGTCTTGCGCGCGTGCCGGACAAAGATCGTGGCAAGCACAAGCGAGGCGC